AAAGAGTAACTTTTAACTTTTGAAAAAAAGTGGGGGAATAAACGACTTCTTCGAATTCACGACAAAAATTCTCGGTCCAACAGATCCGTTTCTTTGTACGAATATACTCCCCTTCTCTCGTTTCTGAAATTACAGTTACAGTTGCGCCCGCCGATTCGATTTTTTGCCAAGTGCTCTGAAGTTTTTCCAAACACCGAAACCAATTGTTTCCTTTGAATTTGGAACATCCTAGCTCGCGGGAAGGTTCCGGCCCTTGATTGACTTTTAAATTTGAAGCAGTCGAACAGTTTAGACTAAGAATGAGAGAAAAGAATATAAAGAAAAACGTTCTCATAGTTATCGCTCCCCTTTTTCCGGGAACGCACCGTCGCAGACCTTTTGAATCTTTTCGGGGATTCGTCTCGCATAACAGATAAGTCGTGAACGATCTTCAGAGTAATCAACAGGAGTAACTTTCTCGAAAGTCTCTTCCGGTGGATTCAAACGAATTTGAATTCGGTTTATCTTTATAAAAAGAACGAGACAAAAGACAACGAGAAGTCTTGTGATTAAGAAAATTTTCTTTTCTTTGAAGTAAGATTTTAGTTTAGAAAATAGTTCATTCAAACGCGTAAGTCCTTTCAGAATTTTTAAAAGAATTACGTTTTTAGTTTTTTAGAAAAGTTTAGCTAACCTCCTCGCGCTTTCGAAATGAAATCACCGACTGCTTTAAGAATTTCTCCTGTTTTAAACCAGGACATTAAAATGATACCGGCAGTCAGAAATAAACCGTAAACATTCACACCTCCAAAACCTTCCGAAATTTTCGCATTGGGAAAGGATTTTAGAACATATAGCCCGACGAGAAGGAAAAAGATTCCTAGAAAAAAAGCTTGGTTTGTAATGCGAAATACGTTTTTCTCGACGACGATCGAAGTTTTTAAATTCTTCTCGATCTCTTTCGCTTCGTTTGAATCCGGATGGATTGCGAGAATTTCTTTTGCATGAATTTTCTTTTTCATACGGTTTTACCTTGTAAAATTTTTCTTGCGGTATCTTGATTATGAACCGCATAACAAAAGCTCATGAATTTCGGATTTTTCTTCATTGCTTCGAGTTCTGCGCTTTTAAAAATTCCGATCAGTTCCAACCATTCCGGATCATTCCAAGAAGCTTTGGTCACCGTACAACCCAACGAAGAAATACCGACGGATTCTGAATTGGAATTACGGGCGTGAATGTTTAAACCAACCTGATCTAAAAAGATAGGGTCTAGTTCGTTCCAAATATGATCGTTATTTTGATCCCTTCTAAAATAAAATGGAGAAGCCTGAACTAACGCTTCATGACCTTTATGAATACCAAATTTGACTGAATAAAGACCTTCCTCGGTTCTTGCTTCTCCTTTTGTGACTCCGTATTTTAACAGCGTTTCTTTGGAAACTTTCCCAGGGTCCATTGTGACAACCCGCGAACCCCAAGACTTCCCGCCAGGATAAATGTTGAAAAGAATATCGTTAAACCGGTCAAATGTATCCTCATTTAAAACGACTTTGTTTTTGAGAACGGATATACCGCGAACACCGATTAAAACGTTTTCGTTTTCGAAATCAAGTTTTGGATATGTCTTTCCTTTACCCAAAAACTTTAACTTTGTTTCTTCTATAAGCGCGGGAATGAATTCTTCGTATTTCACTCTCAACAAGATATGAAATAAGAAAGTATCGGTGCGAAATTTATTATTTTTTAGAATGGGGTTCTGAGTAATCGTTCAAATAAAGTTCGATTCTACCGGAGTCTGACTTTGCACGACGTTTTTGAAGTGAAAAATAAAGTTCTACCGCATCCGGGGAATTTGTCGGAAATTTCACCACCAACCGAATCCCGTTGTATTCCGAAACGTAATCAAGAAACCGTTCCATCGCGAAACCCGCCGAGTGGGAAATAGTTCCGTAATGAGCGAACTCGATTTTAATGGATTCCAGATTTTTTTCTTTTGCGGACTTGTAGAGAGAAACAAGATCTTCGAAAAGTACATCGGAGGTTGTAACCGACAAATTTTTTTTCAAAAAAATATCAAGACGTACAATTTCCCCAAAGTATTGAAAATACGGACTTTGAACTTTGTAAATACGGGTTTCTTTTTTGAAATTTCTCAGTTCTTTGATTTTTTTTAAAATCCAAAAGACAAACTGAGAAAGAAAAAGAAGAATACTTGCAGCATAGCCTACAATTCCGCGAAAAGTATCGTCTTTAAATTCTTTAAGATTTTCCAACTCATCCATTTAACCCAAAGCTCCGAATGAAATCCCAGAGTACCGAATTTTTGCAGTCTTCCACCATTCTTTTAGTTCGTTTGTAAACTGTTTGATTCTTGCACCAAAAAACGCATTTTCAGCCGACATCGTCGTCCCTATCGATTCGGAAATTACTCCGACCGAAGTGGAATAGTTCGCGACCCCACCGATAATTCCCTCTCCGTATGAAGAGAGAAAACAAATTGCAAAGTATTTTAAAATTTGGTCTTTTAGTTCACGCGGAACACGGGATGCGTGATCGTAACCGACTGTATAATCGACTTGATACGCACCTGGAAGAGAATTCGAAGATTGTAAAGTACGAAATCCTTGAATTCCAACCTGTGGCGGCCCGGAATACATAAAAGGAGTTCGAGTATAAAGTGCGCGGAGAATTCCGTTTTTGTACTGAACACTTGCACGGTTTGTAAGATCTAAAACAGTATTCCCATTCCAAGGAAGAGTTAATACCCATTTGTGAATCTTACAAAGATTTTTTCTTCTGAGTTTTAAAAAGAAATTTGATCCGCGCGACGGATCATAGTCGTAAGTGTCGTCCCACTCGGCGAAGTCTTCAATTCCACCCGTTCGCGGTTCAAGATCAAATCTCCCGCTTTGCCCGACAAGAGGACGAGAACGAAAAAGTCTTGGGTACACGTCCCAATCAATTTCTTGACCGAACGCTCGTACTGTCTGATCGATCCAGTTCTTGAGTTGAAAGTTTTCCATTTGAGTACCGCGAGTCGTTAGGAGAGGTTCATTTCCAAAAAAAATAATCCGTCTAAGCTCGTCCGGATGAATGAGAGTTCCCCAACCGGGAAGTGGAGAGTTTGAAGAAACAAGGTTCGGATAAATACACGCGGAAAGATCGTGATACTCGTAGTCCTCTTCCTGTTTGTTTAAATCCCCTTCAAAACCGTAACTCAAAGAATATACCCATTAGAATAATATTTCATTCTTCTAATGTATAGAGATTGATTTAATCGGAGAAAAGTTTTGATTTTGCGAATTCTAAGTATTCGATCGGTAGAGTGTGCGTCATACCGGAGGTCAGTTCACAAACGACACTTTTCCCGTCCTTTGCCACTTCTTTGATTTTTGCAAGCATACCTCCGACGTTTGCGCGACCCTTTGCATATACTCTCATCACCATACCGGGTCTGGGAAGTTTGGGACCACTTCCGTAAGTTCTTCTTTGTTCTCTTGATAGAGATTCGAATTCCAAATGCCTTTTTGAAATTTCTTTTTCTTTTTGAATCTCTTCTTGTGATTTTTCTTTTCGGTACGAAATTCTGTTTCGATCCTGTCTTGCCTGATCGATTTTTTTTTCGCGGGGTGTGCTAATTTCTTCGTTTGTTTTTGTGTTTCGAAAAGCCTGGTAGTCGCCGTTTTTACCGTGAACCGTAACTTTCTTTTTTACGAGAGTGTTTTTCGAATTTCCAAACATATTCATTAATGACAAACGAGACTTGCGTTTGTCCAATACCCGGATACTTCGGTGATTCCGGAAAAACTCACTTCACTTGCACAGATCGGACGAAAGAATTGTTTGTCACCGCTTCCGTTACGATCGTAGTTTCTTAAAGTTTGATCCGCGTTGTTTCCTTTGACGTGAATTGTCCAGGAACTCGGAGAAATAACTTCGGTGATAAAGTACATTCGGTCGGGTGCGTTTAAAACGGTGTTTCCCGAAACTGTGAACTGATTTTGAACTTCGAGACGAATAAAATCCTGAAACGAAAATGACTTTAGGCTCATTCATAGAAAGTAAATTAAAAGTTTAGTATCGGAAAATAAGAGAAACGTACCCTAGAATCCGATATTATGTTTTAATAAAACCGGGGTTTTGTATGTGAAAAACCCTGTAAAACCCCACATCCGATTTTTTAAAAAAGAACAAAATCGGAAACCATGAACAAAAAAAACGGTCGTCCGCGCGGAATAAACTACGAACGAAATATAGAACGAAAAAACAGAAGAACTGAAACTCAAAAACAAAATATTGATTCAAAAATTGTAAACGATCGCTTTTACCTCCTTGCAAAATCCTTTTTTAATCAGATCAACTCAGAGAAAATCGCGGGAAGAAATCCGGTATATAGTTACGACCAACTACAGCAGATCCGCGACGGCATACAACTCCGCCCAACTTGGAGAATACCATACCAACAGCTTCGAAACTCCGCCTATGGAACATCACTGATTTCCGCAATTCATACGGTTAGAACCGAAGACTTGTCGAAGTTTGCTCGCGTGTCACAAAAAACCGGGCTTTGGTTTCGAACCGAAAACGAAGAGGATACCGTAGACGACGAACTGCTTTTTAAAATGAAGCAGTGCGGTCGTTTCTTTGAAAAGATGGGGGACTTGACTCCTGGTTGGCAAAACCGCGATCACATCGGTTCCGTAATTGAGATGATGACGCGAGATACGCTCACTCTAGACAGTGTAGCATTCTATTTAGTATATAACAGTTTTGGAAAGTTGCTTGAAATTCGATATTTAGATCCTGCGACAATCTTTCCAGTGGACCCGGAGAAAGGATATTGCGGTGACAGAGGTATAACCTTTGTCCAGATTATTGACGACAATATTGTCGAAACGTTTTCAGCTTCGGAAATACTCTGGCTTCATAAAAACCATATTTCCGATGTTTCAATGAGGGGATTTGGGTTCTCACCTCTCGAAGCCTGTATTCTAGATCTTGTCGCCGTAATAAATTCACTCAAATTCAACCGCGATACATTTACAAGACAACATCCGCAAGGTTTTATGAGTTTTCAAGGCGACGCTACACAAGAGGTAATTGAGTCGTTACAACTGCAATGGCAAGAGATGATTTCCGGAATAGACGACTCGCACCGTATCCCAATTATTGGAACGAGTGCGGGGGAAGTGCGTTGGACTCCTCTCAGCATTCCAAACGATATGCTCTTTAAAGAGCTTATGCAGTGGTGTACTTCATTCGTACTCATGGGACACGGGATGGATCAATCGGAGCTTGGTCTTCGCCTGATCGGATCTCAAGCCACATTTTCCGAAGGAAACCAGGTAGAAAAAAGTAAACTCTCTATGACTCGTGCAAACCTTTCACTTCTTACGTATTTTGAATCTTCGTTTAATCGATTGAAAGAGTTTAGAGAAGACGACTTTTCCGGGATTGTATGTGAGTTTTCAGGAAAAAATCCTGAAGACGAGAAAGAAAAGTTAGGTAAAAATAAGGATGAGGTCTCGAATTGGAAGCTAATCGATGAGATACGAATTGAACAAGACAAACCTACAATTGCGGAGACGCTTTCTGAATTGTACGGAGTCAATGAAGAGGACTTTAAAATGGCCGGTGCGGTTATTTTAAATCCGATATTCCAGCAAAATTTACAAATGCTTCAAAATTCAATACAATCTAATTCTAATATTGATGAAGATCCAAATTCGGAATATGAAGACAACGAATTTGAAGAAAACGAAGAAGAGACACAGACAGATTTGGTTTTTTAGAATAGATTAAGTTTAGCGATACCGTTTCTACTTTGTCCTCCTATTATAGAAAAAAAACCGAAAATCCAAGCAGCGTCTTCACCACACTGAAACGCTTGTTGAATCGTAGAATTTAGACCGGGAACCCCGCCTGCGGGATACCAAGACAATACTTTTAAGGTTTCGGAATCTAACGAAGCGACACAGATTCTAGATTGACCGCCGATAGATGAAAAATAACCGAAAACATACAAAGTGTTGCCTTTATTCAAAATACTGTATATATTCGGGGAAGGCCAATCGATTCCATTAATCGGATATAGAGATAATAAATTACCTGTTACGGAGTCTAAGACCGCAAAACCATTGCGAGACTGTCCGGCTATGGTGTTAAAGTTACCTGCAATATAAAGTTTACCATTTTTTTGAAATATAGATTCCATAATACACGTAGAGGATACGGTCGTAAAAGTAGGAAATGTAAAACTTAAAACAGCGCCCGTGTTTGCGTCAAAGGACACAATTTTTTGTTTACTTTGACCACCCGCAGAAATAAAAGAACCGCATACAAAAATTGTATTTTGATCCTCTGATAAAACGATATTTTTAACAAGTCCTGAACCTAGTCCACCTGACGGATACCACGGAAGAACTGCCGCTGTCGTTAAATCCAAAGCGGCGATACGATTTCTTGAAACACCGCCTACTCCCGTAAAAGCACCCGCTATATAAAGAACGTTACCTTTGACTGCAAATTTACTGATATTAGGATTACTACTACCGCTGATCCCTCCCGTCGGATACCACGGAAGAACATTTCCACTACTTGGGTCAACAGCTGCGATTCCGTTCCTATTTTGTCCTCCTATTCTTGTAAATACTCCAGCCACAAGAAGCATTCCGTTTGCATAAGTTAAGGCGGTAACATACTGATCTCCGCCGCCTCCTATACCGGGGGATAAAAAATTGGGGATAACGTTTCCAGTTATTGTATCAATTGCAGCAATTCTATATCTTGAAACTCCACCAACCGCAGTAAAATATCCTCCGATATAAAGTATATTACCAACTTGTACCATAGCAAAAATTGATTCACCTTGGTTTACACCGCCTATATTCGCCGGATCTATATAATTTTTTTGATTCTGGTTTTGAAAATGAGCGAACGGTAAAAACAAATTCTTAACCCATATTCAAAACACAGGAACCAAAGATGAGCCCGCCGACTTTGATGAAGGAATAAAAGTCCTTTCTGGACGAGACAGAAGTCGGTACGGGAACACTTGCACCCTGCCAAAGGAAAGTTCCTCCGAACCAAGTAATTATATATGCAGAGCCAGTGGATTCAAAGATCACATTGACTGCTTGATTTTCAGTCAGATTTGAAAGTGTTATATTTGCGTTTCCTCCTGTTATACGAAATAGATTGGACAGAGAGCAGTCCAATGTTTTTGAACCGGCTGAAAGTAGCTGAGTAGACGGAGAGGATTGCCTTACATAATCGGAAATAGATTTCATTCCCGGAAGAGAAAAAAGATTCCCTAAAGAAGACGACCTAAGACCCGATTGAGTGTTAGAATCGAATATTAGGATTTCGTTGTCTAATCCGGGTGAAAGAGATACGAAATTGCCGCTTGCGTTGCGTGTAATAAGTTGCCCTTTTGAAATGAGGGTTTTTTCGAGAACATGCGAATGATCTTGCTCGACTTTTGTGCCTAAAAATCCCGATTGAATGCCAATCAAAGAACTGGCTGGAAAGTTCGCTCCAAGGTTCGTAACCGTCAATGTAGATCCCGTGTTTCCTGAAATACATCCGGATTCAACACTACAAAGACCACTGATCGAAACAATTTGTAGAGAACTGTTTGCCATTGAAAAAACGGTTCTTCCGTTTCCTAAAATGGATGAATTCTTTAAATATACAGTCAGTGATCCCGAAAAAAAATCGATTCCGTTTCCAGAACCCGAATATTCGAGAGAAGAATCGACGAGTGTAAGAGTGTTTGAACCTAAGTTATCAAAAAAATGAGAAGAGAATTTTAGATTTAGACTTTGTACTTCGAGTGGTAAGGAGCTGATTAAAAATCCGGATGTAAAGGTTATAGCAAGTGGAGTTTGTTTTTTGAATCTTGGTAGAAGGATACAATCTGAAAAATTTACGTTATCAATTGGAATTGTAACTGTTTGGAGTGAATCATCGAACTGAATAAATTTCAGTCCGCTTTTACCTGCAACAGCCGTAAGTAGAGAATTCCAAGATGCAAATACATTTCCGGTCGGAGTCGTTTCTCCTGGTCGAAATACAAATACGTTTCCGCTGTAGGGAATAGATGGTCTTTGAGAAAGAACTAAAATCCCGTCAGGTCCCAGTGTTGCCAGTCCAGAAAGCGCACCTTTTTCGGAAAGATTGATTTTAGAACTGATTTGAGAAATAAGATTTAGGTTTTCTGAGATACGCGCGTTTGTTTCTGACAATACGTTTGCGTCGACATACGATCTTAGAAGATTATCCTTTAGAAAATCATTTTTAAACGATTTCATTTGAATTCCACCCTGAACCGTACATTGCGATTCTGGAATGTAGAATTTCCTGTAAACTGTACGGATACAATTCCTGATTCGTCAAAATAAAGAGTTGAGACAACTCCAGAAGGGGGAAGAGAAAACCATTTTCCCTGATTGTCTGAAATAAAGGCGGATACAGAAAGAATCACGTTTGAAAGACCGGTTTGAATCGTACAAAGTCCGTTTGAGTTAGTCGTTCCTTCAAAGTAAGCGTTTTTGATGATCGTACCGGGTGGTGCATAAGAGCTTCCGAATAGAAATGCTCCGAAACTAGAAACAAATTCCAGAATGGATACCTGGATTTGTTCAACGTATTGCCGTACCGCGTTAGCTGACGGTGCCAAAGAGGTTTCGGTAAACGTAGGAGTATTTGTTAGAAAACCGTTTGAAGGAGCAACATTACTATAAGATTTACTTGTAAGGAAATACCAACTCCCCTTTTCGCTTGAAAAACAAATTTCAATAGATACACCGTCAAGATCAAGCTGCCAGTCTTCGGACATATCTTCAATCCTTTGTCCGTTGCGTTCGATCGTAATCGGATTTGTCCCTGCCTTATTTGAAATATCTAATATTCCAACGACTTCATTGCCACTTGGGTTTACGGGTAAGGTAACGTTGAAACTACCGGACGTAGCGTCACAAAGGACTCGTTCATATTTTGAAGCGGTATATGAGGAAGTTTTGACACCCGTATTTTTTAAGGATCCGAAATTTGTTTTCCAAGATCCGTCTCCTGAAAGAAATTTTTCTCTGTCTGTCGTAAGAGGCGCGGGAACCAGTCCTTTCTCTCCGTTCACAGAAAAAGTCGAACCTTGAAACGTAGTATCAAGTGCGAGTGTTCCCGATCGGTCCGGTAAAAGGAATTCTCTAATTGCGGTTGAAAGAGACCTAAGAATGCTCTTAATTCCTCCGGAAGAAAGAAGCTCCAATCCAAAATCAGAACCGAGTCCTGGATACCCAAGAGAAGAATTTTTTTCTCCCCTAAGTTGGTACTGCGGATGATCGTTTAAGGTAAGTCCGATCAGTTCCGAATGAAGCGAGGTTCTTGCTTTCGTTTTAATCCACCTACCGGGAGAAACAAGAGTGAGATCATTTGGAAGAATTACCCTCAGTGGATCTACTACGTCCGGGACGGTCGCGTATGAATCCGCATCGAATTGATAAAGAGTGAGTTCGTCTTCAACTTCTCTCATTTGTTTATCTTTTCGTTCGTTTGCGGGTACTGACTTTAATTCGGATAAATTTTGTACCGGAGAATTCCAGTTTGTGAGTACCTCTGATTTTACCCAGGAAAGATTTACGGCGTCCTGTGGCGAAATCGGTGACGCAACTTTCAAATTGGTAAGATCCGAATCAATCGGGTTTCTTACCTCGATTCCTGTTTGCGTTGCTTTAATAATCGGTCCACTTTTACCGAGACGGACCGAACTTCCAATTCCGCGAAGAAGGAAATTAAAAACCGGAAGCATTAACCTAAATAAATCTCGATTAAAATTTGATTTGTGTCGTATGTCGTTGCGACTCGTAACGTATTGATTCCACCCGCCCAAGCGACAAACCCTTGAGAAGTCGGGTGGTCAAGACTTGATCCATTGATACGACAAATCAGTGGTGCGGGATCGTCTTTTTTAACTCCGATCGCCGTGTCATCGGTGAGGTATTTTGCAAGAATCAAAACGTATTTAAATGTGATTCCGCTAGGAATCGGAATCGAAACTAGATTATCTGACTGTCTGATTGCCTTGGTAAGTTTCTGCGGTTGTTGAACCTGAAACTCGGTTGCGTATTCCTCAACTTCACGCTCGATTGAAATTCCATTTCTTTGAAAGAGTTTAAAAAGGATTCTGTGGATTTCCATTCCACAAAACTAAAGCAAACTAAAAAATCGGAGAAACTATCTTGGTCTTACAAGTAGTCCGGCAGGCGAGGAAAGAGAAGCGAGTTTTCCGATTCCTTCGATTAGAGGTCCTGCATATTCACACATTTTTTCAATACCCGAAACAATTCCGGTAATCGAAGTAGAAACAACGGGGAGTAACGTTTTTTCAATATTTTGTACGGTGTTTGTAAGTCTGAGCATCGCTCCTTTGTTCTCTTCAAAAAGTTTCAGCATTGCGTTATTGAGTTCATACCCGACCTTAGCCGCTTCTTCCCCCGTTTTTGAAGCAAAGATTTCTTTTTTCATGTTATCGAGTTCAAGCCCTTTATTGTATCCGGCTTGAATGGAAGAATTGTCTTCTTTAAAATTGGAGTATCCTAATTTGAGAGAAGACATTTCGGAAAAACTTCCACCGTTTAACTTGGCTATTATTCCGCGCGTATTTGCTTCCAGTCCGGAGAGAGCCGAAGACATATATTTTCCGGGACTTGATTCCGATTCTCGAATTGCTTTAAATACGTCTCCGCCGTTTGTTTTCAGTGCGTTTGCAAAAGAAAGAGAACCGAATATTCCTCCTCCAAAAGCACCGCTTCTTCCTTGCGCAGAAAGTTCTTCCGCAAGAGACATCCTTCTTGCAGGGTCCATTTTAGTTCCGTCGGTCCTGTTCATACCCGCCGCAAACTTTGTATAATCGGAAATATCGCCGGAGAAACCTTTCCCGCGCAAGTTTTCAGAGATACTTGCAAGTTTTGAAATATATTCGGATTGTCTAAGGCCTGAGAATCCGGATGCGTTTGCACCGCCTCTTAAAAATCCCAAATCGGCGTGTTTGTTATCCTTTCTAATGGTTTCGAGTTCTTTAACGACCTCGCCAATTCCTTTTCCTTGAGAGGCGGTAAATCTTATTGTATCGGAATCAATTGTATTTCCTTTTCCGTATATTGACTTACCCGTTATACGCCCTTTGGCGACATTTGCCGAGGCTAGTTCTGCGTTCGAAAAATAACCGCTTCCACCTCCGACATAGCCGCCGGTCGCGCCGATTGTCGAGCTTTGAGACTGCATAGCAGCGTGATACTGTTCCCCAATTGCGGATATTGTTTTTAGGACTCCACCGGCAACAGCAAACGCCGCACCTGCAATTGGAATCGCCATTCCCATTGCAGAAAGTCCATTCCCTTTCGCATCAGCTCCGTTATTTCCACCGCCGGAACCCGGACCTGCTCCGTTTCCTAAAAGACCTTTATCGAAATTTCCATGTTGGATTTTAAGTTCAGCTTTTTGAATTTGAAATTGTTTCGCACTGGCGGGATTAGAAAGACTGGGTGAAGAGTTTTCGTTATCTTCTTCTTTTTCTCCTTTCTTTTTCTTTCTTGAAAAAAGGTCTTTGGCAAAGGATATCTTTTTGTCGAGTGTGTTATAAAATCCACCGTGCTGAGTTTCGTCTAGGTCTGTACCGTCCGCCCCAAGCTTTGTCGCGCCAGCGCTGCCACCGTGATACTTTGAAGCGGTTTCTTTGGTTTGTTTTAAGTGCTTTTGGAATGATGAATTTGTACCTTTTCCAGAACCGGCTTTCCCAAATCCTAAAAACGAAAACCCTTTCTTGCCTTTTTTGGAGATCCTTTCGAAGTCTTTCTCGACATCCTTAAAGTCGGGTCGCGCGCGGACTGTTATATCAAGTGATTCTGACGACATTTAAAGCCTTAACTCTTTTTCAATTCTTTCCAATATTTCCTTTTTCTTATATTCTCCCTGCGCCTGAATCTGTTCGTTCGAGAACCCGGCCTCTGCCGCGAGAATATTCGCCATTTGCGGGCTGATACGTTCCAGGAATTCGTTCGGGTTCATTTTCTCGACTTGTCTCTTTTCCGAAAGGAGGCGTGTGCGTTTCAGATACGTTTCTATGTCTATCCTCGACATCGCTTCGATCAGAAATCGTTTCTGCTCGTGAAAAAGATTTCCGAGATTCGTTACTCCTCGTGGAAGTATCTGAAACTCTTTTATCAGGATGAAGTCTAGAATGTTTTTCTCGTCTAAAATCGCCTCTTCGAGTGTCCCGATTTTTTTTTAACTCTGCTAAAAACCAGTTTTCTTTCTTCTTATATTCATTAAAGAGCCTTACCACGAACTCTTTGTCTCGTATCTTTTCAAATGAATTAAACCGAATCTGTAAATTCACAGGAATTTCTTTGATAACATGGTTTAAAGTTTCGATCGCTATTAAGTATCCGTAAACAGAATTCGGTATCGATTCGAGGGATGCACCGTTTAGACGTTTAGCGACCGCGATCTCAATGTCTAACTCCGTAGAAGGATCTGCAATTTCGGCAAGGAAGGAATAGTTTTCACCTTCGAATTTTACGTTTAGGGAGTAACGCTTTTCAGGTTCGAGAATTCTCATACTTTAAATAGTAAATGTCCGGAAACTATCGGAAAAAGTGAATCCCCATGAAAATTTGAAAAAATCAAAATGATCCGCTTTTACTTTGATTTTTAAATTTAGACATAATCCAAAAAGAACGGTATCCTACAATTTTGTAGCATTTCTCACTTGCATAGAATTCCGTTTTAAAATACTCTTTACATAGATTGTAAAAATCGGTAGAAAAACCGACTAATTATAAGTAGGAAGTTACCATTAGGTTTTCTATGGAAGCTCAAATCAAAATCCAACCGATAGAAGCAAATTTCTTAATTGTTAAAACAGAACAAAAAGATTATCCCTTACCTGTACTTGTCTACAAAATAGAAAACGAAAAAGAAAATTACACATATGCAGAAATTTTAAGTTACGGAATCTTAGGTTATGGCGCAAGTATCCAAGAAGCCAAAGAAGATTTATTAAATCTTTTTGATTTGTATTCATTCGATTCCCCAAACTCCAATCAATCTGTAGAAATAATTCAATCCGAATCCGAAAAAAAGAAACTTTTCTTAAGCTTAATCGATATTAAAATGTGGGATTTCTTCTTTAACCTAAATGTGCCGAAGCAGGAAGACTTTAAAGGTCAACTCGAAACTCATTATGCAGTCGCTTCCTAAAAATGCGTCTGAGCGAACTTTCGGATATTCTACTTTCGCTCGGTTGCGAAATTCATCCCGATATGAGAAATTACGTTATAGCTCCGGGAAGTAAAAAAATTTGCTTCTTAATAAAAAGAGAATTAAAAAACGGACATATCGTAAAATGTCCTGTTTCCTTTTATCGTAGCGAAGATCCGGAAGTTCCGTTTAATTTGCAAGTAACGATTCAAAAATCGTTACTACTTACGAAAAACTGGAAAAAGAAAGATGAAAACGTTTAGTTAAACGCTTCCATCGGTTCCCAATCCACAAGTTCGAACTCAAGCTCCCTCGCCGACATCTCGTTATTCACAAGACTGAATCCTTCCGTATTGACCGCACCGATTAAAAGTCCGATACGTTTCCCGGATCTTTTGTCTATTACTAAAATGTCATAGAGATCGTCCGCGTGTTCGTCATTATACGTATCAATCTTCACGACCCCCTCTTGCTGAGTTGTGAGGATATGGAATTCTCCGGACGCTGTACCTTGCCAGTCGAGAGACTTCAGTCCTTTCGGTTTTCGCACCCCTAAAGCTTGAATGCGTCCAACGTGGTTATTTATGTTTACTCGAATCGACTTCATGAAACCAACGGCTTGACCGTTGATTTTGACGACTGCATCGTTACCGGTTAAAACGTTAGGGTTTGGTTTTGAACTTCCGGCCAAAGTCATTTCTCCTTTCTAACGCCGCGAACAACGTCCAATTGCAGAAGAAAAAAGATGAAATTGATCGGAGTAACGATCAGTCCATTAGGGAATACGAAATAAACAACATCACCGTCTCGACGAATATCAAAGTTCTCGTCGAAAGCGTCCTCGCCCGTGTATATGTTTCGGGTAAGCCAACCGAATTGAGAGATATACACATTACGAAATCGTTGGATGACTGCCGTACGAATGTCGGCATCCGTAAGGTTTGTTCCAAGAGCATTTGGATCAGTCGGAATCTCGCCTGTAAAAGTAATAGTAAGCCACTCTCTGAAGTCTTTCACAAGTGCAAGAGCGGTACAAACCGTCGATGCCTGGTTCTTGATTAAGTTCTCGGATTGGTAACTTGTTAAAGCGAACTCAATCTTAAAGGGTCCGTTATTTGGTTTTCTGGTAACGACGAGACCACCCGCACGCAAGACTTTCTTGATTTGTGTTTTGGAAAGGATTTCAGGCGCATCGATAATATTTAAGTCTTTGTAGGTCGCGGTTTCTCGTACGTTTCCGGACGCTTTGATCGCATTGTGTAAAACGGCAAGCATCCATCCGGGATATGTTTTTAAAGTGATTCGATCGGACGCGTAACGAGTAATTGGAGAGAACCCAAGGACCATATATTCCGAGTTAGTCGCTTTTATATCGTCGATTCTCTGATCGATCGTCCGGCTAAGATCAAGACCCGCGCCTGCAAAACGTTCGTCCGATCCTTCCGGAGAATTACCGTTTGCGAGTTTGTCGGCTAGATAAAGACGAACGGTTTCAAGAGACGTGCAGACGTTGACATAGAATCCTTTTACGTGCTCGGTATCAAAAACCGTGTCGAGTGCGTTTAAGTAATCCGTTGCGGTCGCCGTTCCCGTTGTACCGCCGGATAGATACGAAAAAAAAGCCATATCCGCGCACGGTTTTCTTTCCGAACCCGATTCGATTTCAGCAAGACCATTCGTAGAGAAGAATGATTCCTGCCGGTAAAGAAGCGAGCGAAGCGTATATGAGTTTGTCTTTATATCCACTGCGTCGGCAGTTGATACATAGTCTAATGTATTTGTTTTTCGATCCGGTTGAGAGAGTAGAATCGCCGAATATCCGGATTGAGAATTGATATATGCGACAAGTTCGGAAATCGTTTCATAATCTTTTACAGGAACGTTTAAATTGAACGAACCGTCCGTAGCCGATGCTCCCGAAAGTATTACTCGAAGCGATGTTTTGTCAAAGGTCAGTCTTGCCGCTCCCGCATTTCCGTTATACTGAATTCTAAATTCATTCGCTTCCATCGGAGCAGAACTTACGATTCCATCTTTATCTCCGACCTGGATTACACCTCCGTTGTTTGTGATTCGAAATCGGATTTGATTTCCTTTCGGACCAGGCACTTGCGCTTTGATAACATTAGAAATACCTGTTGTAATAGAAGGAACGGACGCCGATGCGGAAAGGTTTCTAGAAACGTTTAAAGTTTTGATCGTTTGAGGGCCGTTTGAAAAACGAGAATCCTTCGAAGGAGAAAACGCGTTGATTACAGCATCCGCTAAATCTCCGGAACCGAGTACGGATCTTGCTTCGTCGGGTCCGCTAAATTCTAAAATGCGTTTTGAAATCGGTAACGAACCGTCGTTTGAAAAATATCCGTTATCCGCCGATCCGATGAGGACTAGTGTTGTGAAGTCCGGTGAAATCCCGCCTGTTTGTGGTTTTGTTCGAAACGCACCTCGCGCACCCGGCTGAATATATCCTCTACCTAAAAACTCAACTTCACGCGCGCCCATTCACGGACTCCCAAACCTGTTCATAGGAGCGGTTTGAAATTCCATTGAGTTCGCGTAAGAAATATTCTCGAAACCGAATGGAAATTAGTTTACCGGTTTCTTTTTCTTTTTTTAAAAGAAACTCGTTTGGAGTTTCTTTCCTTTGTTGAGAAAGATTTTTTGAATCTTTACCTTTGAGATTTAGTTCTTGTTCCAAGTCTTGAATCCTCGAAGCCGAATTCCCCTTTGAATTGCGTTCTGCTTCGCGACAAACTTACATCAAACGATTGAATATCGGGAAATAGGAACGCCGGTTTTGTTCGAAAAATCGATTTGGTTTGTACGATTCGTACTCGAATCTCAAATCCCCAGAAAGGTTCTGCAAAATCAGTCGTAGTAAGATTTGGTTCCGTATCTTCAGGAAGAAAAACACTCACACCCGGGTGTAGTATTGGAAGATCGTTCGCAAGAAGTAAAGTAACGGCTAATGAAGAATCATACAAAAATCGATTCGTAGTTCTTCCCGCGTTTCCAGTCACAAATCCGATGATGACTACATCACTTTCGCAAGTAAATTGGAGCTGTTGAATATTTTTTTGTCTCGAAAAAGAATCAAGGAACGCTTTTGAAGGAAGTCGTTTTGATTCGGGAAGTTCCGCAATCGATTCTAAATATTTCAAAAAGGAATTTGAATTTTGAAAGTGGTGTTCATTCAAACCCAAGAATTGAGTGTGTTTTTCAGTCGCACACTCGACGCCGATTTTCGGAAACTTCGAGTTCGGCCCCTTAGTAGAAACTCCTTGTTGATAGAGCGGATGGCCGTGTTCGATTGGAACACTGATATTACGTTCCCCTAACCCTGTAAGCGGCAAACACTGTCTAAAATAATCGACTACCGCATCTTCGGGTGGAGCGGGATACGTAAATAGTACCGCTTCTTTATCTTTACCGTCCTGTCGTCTTATTTCTTCTTCGCGTAAGGAAATATCCATACAAAAGGGTTAAGTAAATAATTTGAATCGGATGAATAGAAATCTTGTCTGAATTCAGAATTTGTAAATGTTAGTAAAAATGAAATCGTGTTTTTTTATTAAGTTTTTTTTAAATGTAAATCGAATAATATAATTGTGATTGATTCAAAAGATCAGAAATGTTTTAGTCCGCCCCCAATTGATTAAACTTTTTTCTTTTTACTGAGTAATATACGAATCAAATCCTTTGCGTCCATTGCTACCGCGCTTTTAAGCTGTTTGGATTTTAGAGCGCGCTTTACGTCTTTTTTAACACCGCTAAAAACTTTTTGCGCCGGAATCGCGGGTTGAAAAAAGTCGCGACTGAACCGATTAACGACTACAAACTTTACAAACGACCTTTGAACAGTGCCGTTTTTGTAAATTTGTTCCCGCGCAAAAACATTTCCTTGTCCTGTCATTCCCGGATCTTGCCTGTATTTGTATCGGTTTCTTGTAACTACCTTACCGTGTGCGTTGGGTTCTTTAAAGGTTCCTGTTTTAATCAATACGGAATTGATTTCGTTGTGTTGAGGAGAAACAGGAGTTCCGTTTTCGTTTTTTGTGATTGGAACGATAACGTAAGGACCATGTGGGCCCATTCTCGCGCGACTTCCTCCGAGAAGAGCCGGACGCATATCGTAACGTCCGCGTCCGTTTTCAATAACCCTCATATAATTATACTTACCGCGATTAGGATGGAAAACCTGAAAACCTCCCGGTATTTTTTTGATTAATATCCCCCCTCCCCCACCCGCTCGGTTTGACATAGCCATTCTTCCCCACCAAGCGGGTTTTGCCGACAAAACGTTATGACTCCAAGAATTTTTAGCCGCGATCGCGATACGGTTTAAAAGATGTTTCGTTCTCGGGAACTTGCCTTTTTCATAAAGTGATTCGTAAGATGACATCTTAAAAAACGGAGTGCATCGCACCCCTTATTAAAAATCTTATTCGTTTAAAGTCTCACGGGAACGTTTGTGAAGACTCTGAATTTCTCAGGAGCCAAAATTTGCAAAACGTTATACGCTTCTACAATACCGTGTCTTGTCCTGAAAGATCCTCCAGCACCATATGGGAACAGTGTCTTTGTGAAAGGTAAAAGCTCGGAAAGAATTAAAGTTCTTGTTGAATCGCTAGATGACTTCGAGTTGAAATCCCCTAAAATCATGATCGTCGTACCTGGAAGATTCTCATTCAAATCTTGAATGATCGTACTTGCACCAAGAAGATTTCGGTTCACCTCATTCATATAAAGAATTAGGTTCGAATTTGGAGTAGTTTCTCTAAAGACTACATAACGTGTTTCTGGTACTCCTCCGTTGCCCGGAGTGATTGTAATCTCTGCCGCTCCACCGTTCGGAATCGAAACCGATATTTCATTGCATGCGCCTGAAAAGTGTCTAAGAGTTCCCGCACATACGCGGTATTTGAAGTTTCCTACATAGTTTCCTGTGAAAAGAGAATTCGGAACGCTTGCGATCGGATCAATGGATACCGATGGAGTCGGTGGGGCTTCCGTATCGCTTGTAGCGCCCTCCACCCAGTTCCCCGCCGCGTCTCGCCTCATCGGCACACCCCATTCGTGACGGTCTAGCCAAATATCGTCGTCAAACGCGATCACGTTACCTTTCGCGTTTGAGTCGGCGATTCCGTAAACGATATTCGAAAGTGTTGTATTACCGGGAGATTGACTGTTATTTTGAAGAACTACGTTACTCCCCAAACGATCAAAACTTTGATCGTAAAGAGCTTTCGTTGCCGGGTGCATTTTAACATAGTTCACAAGTCCGAACGCTTTTGTTCTAATTTTGGAAGAGTAATACTTGAACTGATCGATTGATGGTAAAGAACCGCGACAATCATGGAAATATTCCTTACCGAGTCCGGAAACTTGAGTCGCAAATCCGTCTTGTTCGTTTTGATTCAGTTTTTTCTTTCCAAACCAAATCTTACGCATCTGGTTTTCCATAGAACGGCGAAGAGCTGAATTCGATTGAATGAGTTCCGGATCTTGGGAGTTTGTGACTGTATCTACAACTTTGTTAAAAGAGAATCCTTCCGCACTGTAATTGACTTCGTTATAGAGTCTCTCCATTTGAGCGTCGCTAAATGAAGGTTCATCGGATTGTCCAATATTAGAAATTCTGTACCATGCTCCTCCATGTGATACGTGTCGATTGTATTCCGCAAGTGTTTGATTGATTGAGCGTCTTGGTACTTCTTTTAAGAATTTAAAGTCTTTGTCAGTGGAAACAAGAGCAACCTCAACTTTGTCTAGAAGTTGCATGGATAGAGTCGCACCCGAAGAGTTGAAGTCTACAAAGGGGGTTGCTCCATTGTTTGCAGTGTTTGCCTGAAAACTTTTTTGGATTTCTAAGAGTTGATCTAAACTGTAAGGACCGACCATTACTTTCGCACCTCTTTGTATTCGTTTATAAATTTAGAAGCACGATCAGAGAGTTTCCAAGTAGCCTGAAAGTAGGACACGTCTTCGAGTTGGCACTGACCCAATTCCATTCCTTTGATAATAAGATTTCCGATCTCTTCTCTATCTTTTTGAGAAATCTGTCCTTGAATGAATTCGTTTATGTTTGATTTATTGACTTTTGTAAGAACCGGCGATTTCAAAGACGCAGGATTTTTAGAAAGATTTCCCAGTTCTGATTTGAGTTTTTGAAACTCTTCTTTGAATTTTAAAGTTTCTTCTGAATGATCAAGGAGGTGTTCAATCGCAGAGGCAAGAGTCTCTTGATTTGATTTCAAAATCTCTAACGTATTTTGGATGTTTAATAAATTTGCTTTTTCGATTTCTTCTTCTTTTTTCGTTTCATCCCGGTCTACTTCGGAACCGTTTTCCGATTTCTGGATTTCGTCCGTCGTATCGTCAAAATACGCATCCACAACGTCGGATGCAAAGGTTTGGGCCGATTCCTCACCCACACCTTGTGCAATCGCCCATTCTTTGATTTTTTCCACGTCCGCGGTAATAGATCCCGCATCAAGTAAGTCAGTGACCTTCGTAGCCAGAGACTTCATGTCAGGGTTCGTATCTCCCGACTTCAAAACATTGCTTATCGTTACGCGTTCTTTTAATCGCGCAATAGCATTCTTGAGCATTAGTTTTCCTCGTTTAATTTTAGAAAAATCATATCTGTTAGGTTTTCCAAGTCCTCACCTTCAACACAGAAATCGTTTTGAAGAATTGAACGCACCCATGCGGAACGAATCTCCTCTTCTTGTGTAGTTCGATTGGCAATATCGGAGAAAATTAAATCGACGTATCTGTCTTGAGCTACGGGGTCGGATTGAAAAAGGCGGGTAAAGAAATCGAGTCTTCTTTCAATTCTTGAAATTCGATCTTCGTCAAATAGAATTGGAGAAGATGATTCATTAGCTATTAGTTCGCTTTTTTCAAGGTCTTTTAGAAAAATTGCACCCTTTAAAAGTTGAACTGAAGTGTCCGGATTGATTACCTCTTGCAATGGAGCAATCGCACATTTTTTTAAAAGAATCTTCCGGATTGTTTTCCCTAAATAATCCTGCGGTCTTGCATATCCCGAAACGGAAGCTCCCCAACCGTTAAATCCCGCTTGGAGTCCCTTACGAATCTCTTCTGCAAATTTATTACCTGGAAACAGGCTTCCAAGAATATACAACCCGTCGTCTTTGATTCCGAGAGTTGAAGAAAAATCATTTTTGAATCCGATCTGAGTAGGGGAACCGATGATCGCTTCGGTTTTTGCTTTTTGAAGTTCTACAAGTTTTGAACCCGTTAGATTTCCGTTTGTTTTTAAATCTCGGATTTCCTTGTCAATGTGGTCGGTAAGATGATTGTAATCAAAATAACCTTGGGTCTTAAATGCTTCTTGCATTTCCTTGTCCGCATACGCGGACCTGAGAATTACCTCGCCTTGACGGTCTTCTCGTTCCGAAGAAGCTTTGACTAAAATTTTAATCGCACCCGTTCGTTCTTCGGGCGAAGCTTTCATAATTTCGAAAGGGTGTAAAAATACGGTTTCCTTCATGGAAACCGTATATCAAAATAAATGTAATCGGATTTTGATTAATTGAATTTAATTCTTGTTATCGTTCCCTTTTTTTATAGAGTCCCCTCTAAGAAACCGATACACCGCTTGGAAATAGCTTTTGTCATACACTTGAAAGGAATACCTATCTAACAACAAAAATGGATTTATAATCTTCGGAATCATTGCGCGAAAACCGTATACATACAAATTTCCATTTACAAAGCGGCCCTTCATTGGAATACACATATAAAGAAGATTGTATAGTTTACCTTCATCGATCTCAAAATTTGCCTGTATGTTGTACCTTTGAGAATACTTCATTTTTTAAGAATCTGAATAAACTATAATTATACTAAGCTGACCTTTTGTCGAAGTCCCCGGATTCCAATACGCCCGGATTTGGTTTAATGATCGAAGAAAGTCTACCCACTGACCTAGATAGATTCCTTCATTGTTTAGATCAATTCCCCACTCTTCTAAATAACACCTCGTGTCTGTGGAATTTCCAATTGTTAAAGAAGAATTTCCGTCGAAAGCACTTTCAACCTGAACATTAGTTTGGAACACGATCGAATTCGCATGTAAATTCTCGCACAAGTTATATGTTCCGAGAGGATTCGAAAAATCGAGTTCAATTCGTGAAACATTTAACTTTTTTACGTTGTTATTCGATTGGATTTCATCGTTTGAAAACGGACCTAGAAAAGTTGGCATTAGTCTTTTGTAATTGTCACTAACCGAGTGGAAACGCCGGTTTGACGAAAGGATTCTGATCCCATAAACGAATTTTTAGGAAGTTGTTTTATATCCCCTCCAATCCCATCGAGCCAATTTCTAAAATTTTTGGATTTGTTATCAGATCTAAAAAACGGGCCTTCTCCCATAATTGAAACGAGTTTACCACCGGGCTTTAAAAGATCATACGCGTGTCGAACATGGTCTATATCCTGACCGTTTTCAAAGGGAGGGTTCATTATAATTCGATCATATTTCTTTTCGTTATAGTCTAAGAAATTAGATCCTACAATTTTGTGGCCTTTTTCCTTTAGAATTTCTCGTAAACTGAAATCCAGTTCGATCGTATCCGGCTCTATTTTTTCATTTCGAATTAAATCCGAAAGGTCTCCTTTTCCCGCCGAAGGTTCTAATACGTCCATTCCGGGTTTTATATCTGCCTCATCGATCATCGTTTTTCCTAAAGTTTTAGGAGTTGGAAAAAATCCCGAAATTTTTCTTCCAATAAGATCCATTTCTAATTTTTTAATTTTGATTTCTTGTTGCGAAAGTGCACCTTTAGAATATTCGTTGATTAGTCTGAATAGATGATTTCCAGCTTCCTCTGCTTCATGGGTAGTTTTTATTCCTAACTTTAAAAGTTTAAGACTACTTTCATTCCGATATTCGTATATTTTTTTGTTCTTTATATAAAGTTCGTATTGTTTTCCATTTATTTCAATGACTTTATCAGATTTTGAGTTTGCAGGTTTAACGTACAGATAATTTGAGATTCTATATATTTTATCTTTTAGATTATTTAATTTTTCAATTTCATTTAAATCAGTCGAATCGATATAATTGTCATCTTTTTCTGGATCTGCTTGAAACTTTAGAGTTTCTTTATATTCTTCATTTGTAAGAAGACCTATCTTATTTGCCCAATGGATATTGTGACCAGAAACTCTATCGCTACCGATCAGACGTATATTCTCTTTCGTACTAAAGAAGGATTTGTCATTAAATTTATTTATACGTACTTCTATTTTTTGGGGTAGAGGTGGAATTCGTGAATCTTTATTTCGTTGTTCGTTATACGACTGGTAATACTTAACCCAATCAAGAATAGTTTCAACATCGGATTTTGATCTAATTGTTTTTAAACTTTCTGGTAAAATCGATTCTTCTATTTCTTGTGACATTCCTTTTAGAATTGCTTGCACTTCTCTTAACTTTTTTGCGTCCTCCATCATCGACGAGGCAATTCCAGATCTTCTTCTAGTAGGTCTTTGTTTTGATATGGGTGGATTTTCCTTATGTTCAATTTGCGAGTTCATACCTTCCGCTAAATTACGGAATTTCGTAGCAAGAACGGTTCTCTTTAATGGATTTGAATCATCGAATTTTTTTGGTTCTATCTTCGTATTATATGTAAGAAGGGAATTTGATATGTAATTTCGAAGAACCTTTAATACTATTGAGGATTCTTTAACAGGGATCTTTGAAATTGTATCGCTGATCCGAGAAGCGATATTCGAAGAAATCAAATTCTTTGATAATGAATCTCTAATTTGATCGAGATATTTTGAGTCTTGTATGGATAACGGTAATTCCTCGAATTCCTTGACGATTTTAGCCAAAGAATTCGACTTAATTTCTGTGATTTGATTTGATTGAACGTCATGTTCACCGACAGCGTTTTGATTTCCTCGCATCGCTTCGGATCTAGATTGTTTCGTCTCTTTTACCGTATTCGATACGATAGATCTAGTAATTTGGTTCGAGGTATTTGAATCTATTGATACGAATTTGTAAGAGTAGTTAAGTAGATTGTTTAAAGAATCGATAGTTTGAGAATTTTCAAAAAAATCTTTTGCTCTTAATTCCTGACCGCTTGATTCTAATACATCTCTGATTTCAGTTCGTAACTCTTCGAGTGTTTTTGTATTTTGAGGGATAAAGACAGGTTTTTTGAAAGTAATCGGTTGAGGATTTTTTGATTGATAAGAACTTTCCGGTTTGGATTTTTTTGAAAAACTTTCTTTTGTAAAAAGAAGCGGTTGTTCTTCGCTTGAGTTTAAAAGATTCTGTTTTAGGTTATTTGAATCTTTAGTGAAAAATTTTTCTTTCTCTTGTTTTTTAACATCTGGTTCTTTGATTAGAACCCAACGCTTATTTCCGGTTAGGTTTACCTTTTTCCAGACTGCTCCGTTCGCCCTATTGGAAATATAACCGATTGGCAGGCCGCGAGCTTTTAAGATTTCGAGTGTGGATTTTACAGTTTCGTGAATTTCGGACATTCCCTTGTGAGAATGCACAAAACTTGTTTATCGGGATGGGAATAAAAATGGAGTTGTTTAAAATTCGTTAAAGAATAGTACCTTTAATTCTTTTTTCTAATTTATCAAGTAAATCTTTCTCATTTTTCCATGAAATGATTTATATCATGTCCACTTTTTAGATCCCATTTATCTAAGACAATATCTATACCAAGTTTTCCGCGTAGTTCTGTCGCCAATTCCATCACAAAGCGTTCATGGTCAGGAGTTGTCCAACTATACGAAATAAATACTTTTGGCCTTGGCTCTTCGGTCATATTTACCTTAAACATAAATAAAATTAGATAATTTAATATTCTAATTATTTTTTTGCTTAATTTTCTACAATCGAAATTTAGGTTATAAAATCATTCCACATAACTTGAAGCTGACGGACTCCATTTAAAAGACACTTGCGTGTTCGCTTTTACTAGCCCAGGGCTAAATTCATCCACAACATCCGTAATATATCCGAATGTATAAATCTCATCCATTAAAAACCCATACTCTTTTTTCGGAGTATCGACTAATTGAAACGGCATTCCGGGCCGAATCGGAAAAAACGGAAGATCAAACGAACCGTTTGCAATTTTTAACTCCTCCAGATTACAAAAGATGGAAAATAAAATATCTCGGATCTTGGATAACTCACCTTTGTAATTTTCTTTTTTACTTGAGTTTAAATTTTCTTCTTTGAAAACAAGACCGGGAATTTTCACATGAAGAAGACGGGGGCCAAAGATGGAACGAATTTTGTCTTCATATTTCGGTTCGGAAAGAACGGTTCCAAACGATTGAAACGTATTTTGAATAACGTGGACCCCCGAAACGACACCCTCTTCCGACTCTTCAACTTTGAAATTTTTTAGATCGTCTATTAGAAAAACATAACCCGCGTCAATCAATGCGGATTTAAGATCACGGTATTTGCCTTCTTTAGAGAGATAATAAAACGGAGTGGGGCGAAAGATCACTTTGGATTCGTATCTTCCAACCTCGTATTCTTCGATATTGTCAGACCCGATTTCGCCAAAAGAAACGCCTTTTCCGAAATGATCTTCAATTTCAAAAGATTCCAACGGATCGACAAAAAGTTCGTAGAGCGGTTCACAAAGATACGATCGAAGAATCTCCCAAAAGTTCACATACTGCCCGATTGAAAAAGAAGATAGAACTTGTGATTCATAAACAAAATGTTCTGTGTATGCTTTTTTCGGCGGAAGAAGAGTAAGAAGCGCATCCGGATCTTTTTCCGAGGTCGGACAGAGTATTTTTTTGTCCGCATACCTGGAAACGTTTAAGAGCTTACAAAAAAATTCATCCCAAAAATTTTTTAACAGATCTGAAAGCTGACCTTGTAAAAAAACTTTCGCCGCACTCGTAATAACGCCTGCGTAAGATTCTTGAGTACGTGATTGCGGTTCTCCTTCGGTTCTTTGAAAGTCTAAAAAGAAGTCCGTTTCAGAAAGTATGGTTTCGATGGAAGAAATACTTATGGAAACAAAACTTTTTCCGTCCGGAGAATATTCACGACTCGCCGTTTTCACCTTTCCGGCGTTCAATTTCTTAAATCTCACCGCTTTTGATTCTTGGGAAGAGTTGTCATAAAACAAAAAAACAATACTTCGAACCCTGAAAATATCTTTGAAACGTAACGATACGCCGTCTTTGATTTCGTTTAAAGGAAGCGGATCTCCTTCTCCTGTTTGTACTAAATAATCTTCTTTGTATGGAATAGAAAGAGTGATCCGTCCGGCGGACAAAGACCTGTGAGACCGTATATGAGAAACATATTCGACCGGAAAAAAGATACTGTTCGACGAACCGGGAAGTCGGATCTCAATCGCGATCCGTTTCGGTGGGTTTGAAATATCGGTACGTTTCGATATGGATAGAACTTCGTCAAAAGATTGTTTGGAAGGCACAAAACATAGTATTAAAAAAACGGCTATATCGGTGAACCCGACTTTGTAGGTGGGAGTGATCCGGGGTTATAAACATGACCGTGTGAATTGAATTCTTTTTCGGAAGAAATAAGTCCTTCGACCGATTCGATTTTTCCGGTCGCTTTGATCTTACCGGTCTGATCGGTATCGCCTTGAATTTTTAAATTCCCTTTAATCTCAACGTCTGCTTCGATGATTAGTTTCGAAAGATGAAACTTTCCCTCTTTTGACTGAAAATTGAATTCGAAGACGATTTCTTGATCGGAGTCATATACTTCGATTTTGTTCGTCGTTTGACGCACAAAGTAACCGGATTTGTGAAAATCAACTATATCCGTTTCGAAATCTAAAAAAGAATATTTTTCAGAGAACTGAGCGATGTTAGAAAGATCCGCGTCTTTGGTTGCGAATGGGAAAACTTGAGTTACGATCGGACTTCTGTATGAACCTCCAATAAACTCAAGCAAAACTAACCTGTCCTTATTGATTCCAAACGCACGGCCGTGCGCATTACCGTTCGGGAAAAGTCCGGGACCAAGAGTTCGAACATTCTTAAAAATCTCTCCAAACGTAGTAAGTACATTCACACGAAAACGGGGAAGAACCTGAATCACACGCGCAATTACCGGAGGCGCAATTCGAGAGTCCGGAGTCTGCGGTCTTTCCTGCCATTCAAAAGAATCGTTTGAAAAATTCCTCATGCAGACAAAACGACACTTCCACCCGTAATCGATTCGATTCTGAATGGGAATAAAAGATTATCCGCGTCCTCTACGACTCCTAAGAAGTTCGCGGATTTTACGCGAGGATCGGAAAGAAACTGATTTAAGAAATCTTGAATATACCCTATCCCTTTCATCTCATCGAGCAGAATTCCCAGAGGAATCGGATTCCCAATATTCAAATCTTGGATTAAAGAACCCTTCGAAGTATCGATTAAGTCGAGTTTTTCATTTAAGAGAGTTTCGTCACCTTCTACTAACGCCAAATCACCCGTTGGAGAAACCTCGATTCCTCGGTTTGAATTAAGACGTATGTCGCACCCGATCAGTGCAATTTCCAAATCTTTCGGACTTGGGTCTTCCGGAAGAGTAGTAAAAACGTTTGTATGGGTTCCAAACGGAATTCGAATGGCGCGCTTTAAAGGAAGAGAGCTATCATGAACGTTATTGTATCTTGCGAGCGCTTGACCGAATTTCGGATCGCCTAATTTTTCTTTTGCGATTCCTTCCCAGGTGTCGCCTGGAGAAGGAAATAAAATTGAAAATTCGTTGTCCGTAGATGCGAAATTCAGCGCGGCTTTTATTTCGGTTAAGATTTCAAGATTTAAAAACGCATACTTGTATACGTCGTTGTCGATCCATATACTCAAGTCCGCGGACGGTTGCAAACTCATCGCCTCGATGGAACTCGAACTATCCACGGCGATGAGCAATTGAGAAATAAGGGAAATGAGAACTTGGCACTGCCTAACCGAGGAATCTAGGTTTTGACGAAACTCCGCTTCATTGGATCTTGCTTTTCTATTTGCCTGATCGATTTTTTCCGAGATCTCTTCCGCATGAAATCCGCGTCGTTTTGTTTTTATTCCAAGATCTTCTTTTGCACTCTCAAATGTTTTTCGTGCTAACCTACCTTGAGAATCGAACTGATCTTTCATTCTCTCCCAAGAAGTAGAGAGACGTTTTACCCCGGATGCAAAAACCTTTATACCGTTTGAAACCCCAAGAAGCGCGCCGGAAATTTGGAGCGGAAGATTCACAAGATTTTCCAGTTCGTTTAAAAGGCCGGACATTGTTCGTAGCGGATTAAACCCCGATCTAACGAGTTGTCCCGTGATTCTGGATTCGAGTTCTTTAACTACCACAAGGTTTAGGGAATACTTGTATGTATTCGTATCGGAGACAGACCGCGAAATTGTAAAACCATTTGCGGGAACCACAACCTCGACCGTTCGGTTACGATCGTAGTCTCGGAATACGAACGCATGAGTTTTCCAAGTAAGACGTTTTTCCGAAAATAGTTTTGTGATCGCGCTTGCTTGCGGATCGGTGGATGAGTATTCCACTCTCTCAAGACCTCCTGCAAAGTGAAGAAAGAACATGAAGTCTTGAAACTCACCCAGGCCGGAACGAAAGTCTCCACCCGCAAGGCTCAAGTAAGAACTTCGCACCTTGTCGTAATACGAAGAAACCTTGTTTTTTAAAATCGTCTTTCCTGCCGAAAATGCGGACTGAACAAAACCGGAACCCGATTCACCTGGAACTCCGACCTTCGGTTTGCCGGGAAGCCCTAAATGGTAGATATGAAATTCACCTTCTAATTTTATATCGTGGTTGTCTGGTCCGTAATCGATTACCGTAACGCCGCCGAATGTTTTTTCAATGTTGATTCTGTTTTTAAAATTCTCCGTGTATGAAAGCGGTCCGTTTACGAAATAATATTCACTTGAGTTTAAGGTATTGTGAGAGTAGGAACCGTTTTTTGACTTTTCATAAAACGCAAACGAGAATACGTTTTGAGGTTCGTACGTTGCCGCAAGGCTTCCCGAAAATGCGTTACTCGTTACCGAGTTAAAACCGGATTTAGCGACATCTAAAACGCCCACGTATTGAAGTGTAACGGGAGATACCAAATCGGAAAAATTTTCCGATTCTTTTTACCTCGGTATTCTCCTTTCAAATGTCCGCTCCATACGTTCCTAAAACGGAACTCGAATATCGTTTAGCGATTCAAAACTTCCTCGTCGCTTCGGGTTCAAAACTTTCTAACTTCAACCCCGGTTCTAGGATTTCCACTTGGATTTCAGCGATCGCCTCGGTCTTAGCAGAAGGAGACTTACGCACTAAAAACGGTTTTGAATATTCCATTCTTGAAGGTATGTATTCCGTTTTGGGATACTCCCGTCTCCCAGGTCTCAAATCCGTCGGGATTGTTCGAATCGAACACCAAGGGCATGCCGAAGGAGTTACAATAGGCGTCTTTACTCTCGATCTTTTTGGACTTGTCTTTGAATCGGTCGCACCCGTAACAATTGCGGTCGGTGAAACATATGCAGAAATCGAACTAAGAGCAAAAGTTCCCGGAACCGATTTTAATATCCGAAGACTTTCGATTAATACAAGTGAAGGGCTTGGAACAGTAAATATTGAGCTACCTCCAAATACTCGAATCTGGAACCCGTCGGACTTTGCAGGTGGAACCAACAAAGAAACTGAGGAAAGCAGACTCAAACGGTTTCGAAACTTCATCATTTCTTTGGGTCGTTCCACTCCTCTCGGGATATATACCGCCGTTGTTTCAATTCCAGGAATTGCAGGTGTTCAGCTTACCACAAATAGAAATCCGTTCTCAAATGTAATCGAATTTGGATGGATCAATTTGTATGTATCGGACGGTACCTCGAATCCGCCTCAAACACTTCTTGATTTGGTTCAAAAAACCGTCGAAGGCGATCTTTCCGATCCAGAGAATTTTCCCGGATATTCTGCCGCCGGGACACAAGTATGCGTTTTTAAAATTCCTGTGATCGGGATCACGGTTAGATTTGAACTCGATCTTTTTTCAAACTCCCTTCTTTCACTAGAAGACGCTTTGTCGATTGCAACAAACGCGATCACCACGTATCTAAACACTCTTCCGGTCGGTTTCGACGTTTTGTTAAAACAAGTCGAAGGGACTATACTTAAATCTCACCCGGACTTTTACAAGGTTCGAATATTGGAATTTTTTGGTAAACTTGCAACCGATCCTCTTCCCTCCCCTCCTCTTACGGACATCTCCATTCTACCAACGCATCTTCCTAGAACGGGGGGAACATCCGGAGGTATGATTTCAGGAACCGTTTCAAAGGTTGATCCGACATGACGGATAACAGACTTCTTTCAAGACTTCCTCAGTTTAACGAGACCGATCCTGTCTTTAAACAGTTATTCGGAGACAAAGAAAGACCGGAGCTTTCACCTGTAACGAATATCAACGACATAAACATTGGAGCGACATACAACGCAGTCGAGTGGCATTTGAGATACCAAGAGTTAGCTACTCGTTGTGCGGTTCTCTACGAAGCAGAAGGACATTTTCTTCGCAAGTGGGCGGAGTTTCTCGGAATTGTAAGACCGCCCGGAATGAGTGACTTAGAATTTGTCGGATACATTCTAGGGTACGTTCTTTCAAACGAACCGACCATCACAAAAATCGCCGGTCTTTTTCCACGTCCTGACTTCGCAGTCCTTCGGTGCGACGAGCTTGGGTTTTCGAGTGATGTTTCCGCAACCGATATCGGCCTTACGCTTCCCGGTCCCGGTACAAAAGCGGTACCTTCCATTATTACACCCGATCGTTTGGTGAGTTATATCATCACAGACGATTTAACGAAGTTTACGGACCTCTTACTTACCGAACTAAACAGAATCCTTGCGGCGGGAACCGCAGTTTATCTTGGAGAAACAGAACATGCCTGAAACTTTAATACCGATTTCAAACAACGAAATCAAAGTCTACTTCCAAAACCTATTTCAAAAAATTACCGCAGAGGATATAAACAGACTTTCCGGTGCACAAACCTCTCACTCGATTGTTCCAGCAATTCTTTCTTCTATCCTTGCAACGATCGGAAAAACATCCGAAACCGCGATCGGCTTTAACGTTACTTTAGAAAATTCGAATACGATTCGGGTTAGCCCCGGGATTTTTATCAATACCGATACGGTGTATATCGTTCCGGAACTTTTTCTAACGCCAAACACAAACTCACTTTCCGGAATTTTTGAGTTCGAATTAGAAACCTCCCTCACGGACGAAAAGGCGGTTCCCATTTTTGACTCGGTGACGGAGAGGTTTAAACCTACTCCAAAACCCACTCGAAAAACGTACCGAACCAACCTTTTCGAACAATGGTCTTCTAATTCCGATATTGTGCTCGTTACCACAAACCGGATTTGTCTTCTATCCTATCGTAAGTCTTCTACCACGGGACCGATTACGAGCGTTACCAGAGTCCTTCCCGTGTACGACCCCGGCCTAATCGGAATCGATGTGGAACTAGATCCCGGTATCCTAGAAAACGATTCTCTCGCAGATGCGATCAACTGGATCTACAATCACGTAGAAACAAAAAACTTTATTAAAACTTCAGCCTCACCCGGATATGATAACGCAAACTTTCGGGTTCGAACACAAGGTAACTTTGCATATTGGAGTAAGGATAACGGGAGCACCTGGCTCCCTTTCGCATAACCCCACCGAGTGGACCGGCCTCTCCCGTTTCAGGAGCAGGCGGTCACTGGGTGGGGAATTACGGTTCGAACAGGTACGACGTTTATCCTAAAGGACAATATACGATCGGAGACACATGGCACGTTGTGGACGCACACCTCGACTATGGATATACCGTAAACGATTGCAATCAGTGCGGCGGTTATGATTCCTGTCATTCTCTCGGACCTTGGTTTACCTGTCCTGATTGTCCGGGCGGGTATTCCCAATCTACGAGTATCGGCATTTGTTGGACCGGTGGTGGATTTGTTTTTTGTTGTACCTCCACTTGTTGCCTACATATATGCAATTCTTGCTATATTCCAAATTGGTATACTCGTTATAGAGTTTTTAAGTACGAATTTTTCACGTGGAAACCCGTTCAAACCTACCAGGTAGCGGGTCGTTATTGGAGCTAAATCCCTGAATAAAAAAAGCGATACGAAATTCTATGACAAACGACTCGAAATATGTCTGTCCTGCACTTTGATCCTAAAAGGATTTCTATCTGAAAGATGTAGTATATGCGGTTGTTTCGTAAGGCTCAAAACAAAACTTAAGAGCGAGGCTTGTCCGATAGGGAAATGGGGGAAAGAGTAAAAGAATATGGGATGCTGTGGAGGAAAAAACACATTGAACCAGGATTTAATTTTACAACAAATCGGACAACTAAGCCAAATCGCACGTAACAAAGGAAAAAACGAAGAGGAAGCCGCCAAGGATGCGTTTCAATTCGTTAGAGGACTTCTCATAAAGTCTTTAGAAGTATCAAAGATATTTTCTAGTTTAAACAAGGAGCTGATCTTCCACCAAATGTCGTCACAAGCATTTTCTCTTTTTCACACAAGCGACAACCAAGAAGAGATTTTAGAAACAGTTACAAAGTCCATTTCTGAATACGCAGAGATGAGTAAAAAACTTTCGGAAGAATTCTCCGTATGACTCAAACACTTTTAGAAAAATTCTTATTTCCGTTTCAATCTCTAAGATCCGGTTTTTTTACTTCCGTTTCTTTTGGGTCGATTCAAAAAACTAAATTCATTTTTCGTAATTACTGGTCCTCGGTTTTTAAAGAAATACCGCTTCTTACAGTAAGCGTAGTCAAAAGAAACGAGAATAGACCCTTTGATTCGGTTCGAATTACTGTTCTCGGTTTTGAGTCGGTAGCGCTTTTTTACAAAAAGTGAGACTAATTTTTTGGTCAAGGGTCTAACCCTTGGCCATATTGAAGAAATTTTTCGTAGTCTCCGAGCAAGTTCTCTTTCACCACAAACTCTAAAAGCCGGTCCCGATCCACGTAAGTTCTGTCCACACTCTGCATAATCTCGTCAAAGACTCTGTGAGTAAGTTTCTGGAAATAGAGTCCTTCCGTTAAAAGCGCACGGATTCTTAATACTTCGGGATGATGTCTGAATGGTTCGTTCAAATGATATTCTCCTATCTTTGAAAATACCTTTGAATGAAGTATCGGTGATAATTATGGCTATGCCGCGATTTCGGTTTTAATAACGTTTGAAAGTACGATTGCCTCGTCGATGTCAAAGAGGAAGGATCTTGCAAAAAGCATCGGAATACTCGAATCATCCTCTATTTCTTTTAATTTGTTTTGAATTGAATTTTTGATCAAAGTCAGGTCTTGGATAATGACGCCTAATTTTCCAAGCACCGCAACCGAATCCACTCCCTTGTCCGAGGTGAGCGCAAGAGAGGCGGCAAGTTCTTTTGTCACATCCGGAGATAGAGACGTGATGTTGTCGCCTAAAACTCTGTTATACGTTTTCATTAGGTTCTCTACCATGACTTCGAGCATTTTTTTATTCGCGCTCGCTTTTTCTTTAGATCCGATCGTTCTCAACGCTTCTTTTTGTACGTTCGTCGCAACCGTGTCAAAATCGAAATTTTCAAACTCACTGGACAGTAGTTCTTTGATATATTCTTGTAAAACACTCGGACCGCGACTTCCGTATTTTGCTCGATTTTCTTGGTACCATCGAAACGCCTTAATCTGTATCGTAAAATTTGGTTTGTCGTTTGCATCTTTACAATACGTTCCAATCACTTCGGCAATACCCAAAGGGAGAGAACGGTCTTTTTTGTGAACGAGTCTGAAAAGCTCCGGAGTAAGATTATTTAAGGAAAGTCGTTTTTGAATCCCGCCTACTTTGATTCCCAGTTCTTCCGAAATTCTTTTTATATCCCATCCGTCTTTGACGAGTTTTCCGTAGGCGATTGCCTCGTCGGTTGGTAAAACATTACGTCTGTGATTCTCGGAAATCTGAGCGGCAAGACGTGAATTATCGTCTGCAAATTCCTTTGTTACAACAGGGATTTGGAAATTCGAATGAAGTTTTCCTTCTCGGATTAGTTCTTTGACAGCTTCGTAACGGTGGTGACCTGCGACTACCGTCCATTGTCCGTCTTTAAAATCTACGGTCATAGGGAAAGAAGGATCGTATCCGTTTTTATATATCTTTTGTTTGAGTGAATCGATTTGTGAGCGGTCGTAGTCTTCTTTTTTTGTGTATTGCCCTATCACACGTATCTTAGGGAAAGGAAGACTTGTAGGATTCGTATGTCCTTTTTTAGGACGTTCTATTTTTTTATTTCTCGGTCTTCTTTCCTTCTTCGGTGTCTCTTTTTTTGGTTCTGAAACAGTCTTCCAACCTTCATACGTTTTCTCGTGATAATAACCGTCATTCCAAAGATTCCTCGTTCCGATCGGTTCCGTAGTTTGTCCAAGAGCCGCTTTTCGTATGGAACGTAGTTCCCTATTTGATTTTTCTACCGTCTTTCGTATTTCAAAAAGATTGAACCCCCTTTTTTCTTTTTCACTGGAAGGTAAGAAAGTCCGAATCGGATCGGACTTCCTGTTTTCTAAAAAAACAGGAAGAGAGTTTAGGGACTCTTTTAAAAAGAAAAGGTCTGATTTTAAAAATTCTATTTTAGGATCTTTTAATTCTCTTCTTGTGTTTCCAAATTCAAGCCATTCCTCAAATTGAGAGATTGTCAGAGTCGCGATACTTCCAAGACCCTTCCAGTTTTTATTATAGTTCTTTAAGTATCCTGCGCGGGCAGATTTCTCATCATGAAACCCAAGCATACATTTGTGTTCGTCAAATGATCCGTTTTGTGTTTGTTGATTGATAACGAACACAACCCGCGATTCTCTGTCAGGGCCTATAAACACGTCTACGTGATCACCGTTCGCTTCTTTTGTGCGTTTGATATATCCGTAGTCGTGGTAAAGTTTATTTCGCCAAGTGTTCCCGTTTGTGTCTGTTCCCGATCTATACGATCCTTTTTTGTTTTCGATCGTGATCGGGATTCTAATATGCGTTTTTTTGTCGTTTCCCGTGCGAACCTGTAAAGGGTTAGGTTCGCTTTTTAGAATGTTTGAAATCGGACTTAAAAAAACAGATTTGTCGGTACGATTTTTTTCTTCTTCCGAATCCTTTTGGAATTTACTTCTCCCGATTAAAAAGTCCGAAAGAAAGTTCGCACCTAACCCGCGGAACTCTTTGGCAAGTTTTATACCCGCATCAAAACTCAATTCCTTTTTCGAATTTCGTAAAACCAGTAATAAACCGTTCCGAGAAAGAGTGTTTAGCTCATATTCTTGCCAATCCTCTAAATCTTCATCCATAGCCCATACTTGCCAGTCCGGGTTTTCTTTAGACATAGCCAGATGAACCTTGTCAAGAATCTTCTCCGCAATCTCCGGCGTTATATCCTCCTTTTCTAAAACCTCCACGTTTCGAACTTCCTTAGCCTTTATACAACCCGGTTGGGAGATACTATTTCTAGATTCGTTTTTTCTTGTCTCATTTCGTAGATTGCGTTTGTCAAAGCCTGTTTTTGATCCCGATTGAGTGAGCGAACAAATCCTTTGAAACTTCCCGCTTGAAACGTTGCCCCGAATGGTAAAATCAAAACAACCGGATTGACCTTGTGTAAGATTCGAAACGGTTTTATAACGCTTTCTTCGATTTGTTTTACAAAGATCGCCGGATCTTCAATCGTTTCCGAGTTATAATGAAGGATCATCATTTGACCCGGAACTTCGGTTCTAAATTTGACTTTGTGTTTCCAAGTAGTGAACGCAAGTTTTAGCATTCCAAAAATGTATTTCGGAAAAACAAAAGAAAGTCTCAACCTGTAAATCCATACCGCAGTATAGTAGGTTATGATTTTGTGTGTTTGAGTTCTTTCGAAGTATCGTTTGAAATCCCTGATCTTTTGAAATGGGGTATATGACATTTCTCTTACTCTCCTGGAATCCCTCGAATGTTTAGATTTGAAATCGGTTTCATTTTGAAAATCTTAGGTTTGTCCCGGTCCTCGCCGGAACCGCCTTCAATAAAACCGCTGATACGAAACGTCGGGTGATAGTCGTAGATTACGGAATAACCGTTTCTCGGTTTATCGGTTATCCATTTGATTTTTGAATCTCCATACAAAATAAAGTCCTCGTCTCTTTGATGAGCGACAAGTCCTTGTTTTCCTTTCGAAAATATACGGTCTATATTCGCAATTGGCGAATACGAAAGTATGTCTAAGTTTCCCGTTTGATACCGTATATACTCCGAATGTCTTAGAGTCGATACAAGAAGGGTTAAAAGGTCTCCTTCTCCAAGCTTGTACCCTCCCCCGATTACGGCCATGAGTTCGCCTTCTTGGAATGTGATCTGGCTACGATCAAAAATTTTACGAGCATCGGAATCCACGCGAAACGTCTTGTAAGCAATCTTTACCGGATGCTGAAACTTGAGTTTGAGACGAAAGAGTCCGTTTGTTCGTTTTGGAAAGACTACACTGTTAAACGTAAACCCTGAGAACTCTACTTCTTCCGGTTCTCTATCTTCCGGTATGTGAAAGACTTCTTCCACTCCCGTAATCGCACCGAGTGGAAGTTTCGGGAATAAAACGTATTCATTTTCTCCAAATCCTTCAACCGTTAGTGTTTCTTCCATCTTCACTTTGTATTTTAGAAGTACGCTATTCCAGTATTTTAAGTCTTCTCCGACTTCGAAAAATTCTTCGTGAATTCTTTTAATTGTGAGTGGTTTGAAGGTTTCTCTTGAAATGAGAGTTGCCGAAACGATTTCTGAAATCGGTGCGTAACGGGTATATACTTTGTTCCCCTCTACTCTGTAAGCCATCTCCTCAGTTACTTCCAACTCCTCTTGGAATGTCCTCACCAGTCCTTCGAAACAAAATTTGCAATCGGGCATTCGTTCTTCTTGCGGACAAGGACAGGGAGTGAGTCTGTACCAGATTGCCGATTCGCCTCTTCTGTCGATCATTTCCTCATTTGTTAGAGGAGTTAAGACGTTCGGTTTGGTTGTGATCGAAAAGGGGGTATTTCCCCCTAACCCCGATTTCCTCATAGTTTTTGAAGGTGTGTAGCTTGGGTTACAAACTCAGAACGTTTTTTGTCGTATCCTCTTCTAAGTTCGAAAGTGACTGTGAGTCCTGGCTTTAAATGTTCATCCTTGATTTCGGAATACTTTGCATTAAAAAAGTAGTTTTTACTGTCCGAAGTGATAAAGCCGTAGCCGCCTTTATTTTTGTTACGATCCCAAGGGACGTATTTCTTGATTGTACCGATTAAAAAATCTTGAGTGTCTTGTATTTCCAACTTATATAATTTGCGAGCCACTCTTCGGAAAATTCCGGCTCGTGGCTACACGTGGGTTCCTCCCAGACCCCGTTAAAAAATACATCCGATTTCTTTATCGGACCGTATTTTCTTTCGAGTCTTATACGTTCTTCGTTTGCCTCTTCGTTTTGTTTGTAACGTTCATCCGTAACGAGTCTTCGTTTCGCGTCTCGGATTTTTCCCTCTCGAAAAATTTCCGAGATTTCATCTTCCTCTTCGCTTTCTATCTCGTATTCTTCATATTCATGCCCGCAATTCGGATGCGCCGGACAACAAAACCAGTATTCGCGAAACGTTCGGTTTACGTTATTTTTACCCGGCCACACTGCAGTAGTCGTAACGGGATCGCCCTCGAACTGATCCCCTCCCACAAAGGACAACCCAAGACCCTGCATGTAATTTTTGTTATGTAAATGTTTTTCGGAAGGGAAAATGCGCGCGATTTGTAAGGCGAATTCTTTACACTTCTCGCAAGCGAGTGGTTTATGATTTTCTTCGTTCAAATGTCAGTAAGAACCGCCCGCGAAACGTACATACGTTGCGGAAGGTTTTTCATTTGCGAGATAGAGGAGTTTTCCGTTGTTGAAATTGATTTGAACTTCGGTAAACGCAAACCGAGTCATATCCCGATTTAGATGATCGGTTACGAGTTTTTCGTAACGCTTTTCTCGACGGCTCCTCAACGAATCCGAAATTCCCTCTTCAAAAAGTCCTAATGCTTCTTTAATTTCATCGTCATCGGGTGAGATCATTAGGGAACGGATTTCTTCTTCGGTTGCGTTACGTGCAAGAGCTTCCGCGATTTGTCTTCTGTACAGTTTCGTAATCAGTTCGTAGGCTTTTCCTGTTCGTTCTCCGGTATGGTCATAGATTGCAAGCCACTCAGCTCCACGCCCTTGTGCGTATAGTAAGGAATACGTCTGTTCTGTTGTGAGCCCGATTTCTTCCCGTAAAAGATCTATATCTGCGAGACCGGGTAAGTTGTGTGCGATTGCCGTCTCTGAAAACTCAGGTAGAGTCATTTCCTTTAACTCTTCTTCTTTTACCCCATGGCCGAGAAGATACTCCGCAACGTATCCGAGTATGGACGCTTTGTCCCTCTCTTGGATATAGATCCGGTTCCAATCCTGCGCTAAAAAGTCGAAAATTTCCCGGTCGACTTGTTCTAACGTTTCCCGAATAATCACCCCTTCGGGAAATTCAAGTTTTCCTGTTTGTCTTCGAAGATACGTATAATCCTTTCCGGACTCCGGAGTGACGTTTATCGTCCTTGGCATATACCGTGACCTAACAAGCAATTCACCGAAAAACTTTCTTCTTAACTCGCCAAATACGTCCGACCAAAGAGATTTTCGGATTCGAAAATGTATTCCATTCTTAGGATCACCCAAAAAAGAGTACTGAAGAGAGAGAAAGAAATACAACCACGCATACGTAAGTTCCCGAACCGCGCGGTATTCCGATAAAGGTGATTCCCTTTTCAATCTGAAATCCCTTTACTTCTCCGAATCGATGAGTAGTTTTTCAGACTTCCAAAAAAGGATGTGCAATACCGTATCCCTAGAATTTTGATTCTGGATTGCAGAACTCACCGAATCAAAGAGTACTTGTCTTACTTGTGAGGAAAGATTTAAAATTCGATTCGAGAACTCCGTATCCGATTCGGGAGTACTTTTAAGGACTCCTTTTTCCCGGAGTAATTTACATGCTTTCGTCAAAACCAAATGTAGAACCGTGTCTCTGTTTTCAGAGTTGATAAAAGCGGAATACAAGGAATCAAATAGAGTTTGTTTTTCTATTTCGTCTAATGCTAATATTTCCTTTGTAAATTCGAGTCCTCTTGTCGCGCTGTCTTTTTCGGATTTAATTCCTTTCGGGTTTGTTTCTTCTTTTGTAAGTTCTTCTGATTCTTTTGTTTCTTGCACGGTTTCACCTCGTTTTTTTAAACTACAAGGGTTTTAGAAATCGGAGATTATATTCCGTATCTATCAGAATCGATTCCGAACCGAGTTAGTCTTTCTCTTCTAAGCGCACTAAGACTTTTCGGCCTTTGTTCCATTTCTTTTTTTATCTTCTCGAGAGACGTAGTTACAACTTGGTGTTTTTTACTGACAATTCTTAACGCAAAATACCGAAGTGCGTCCATTGCGTGATCTTGAACTTTCACCGGAAATTCTTTTGCGTTTTTACTGTCCTTTGGCGGTTCCCAGGAATAGATCGAAAATTCCTCAATCGTATGAACACAGGTTCTAAAAATCCTGAGTTTCATTCCATTCTCCGAAGAAAGAAGTTTCATCAATGCTTGGATTCCTGTCGAAACGTCTTTATCGGCGGTGAAGGTTTGGAATCCGCATTCGGACATAGTCGCGCGGTCTTCCGCGTCGTGGTCGGCTACTATAAAGAGATTCGGTTTTCGTTTTGTTTTTAAAAATTCGCAATGTGCGCGAACCGTTTTTTCAGGCACATAATACTCATCCGCTAAATACCAGGTTTCGTTGGACTTGTCAAAATAAAGCCAAAGAAAAACAAAGGGGTTGGTATACCCGAAGTCCACAGCTCCCGCACAGTCCCAACTTGCGGGAATTTCAAACGGTTCAACGATCGCATTCTCAAAGTCCTTATATACGAGTCCTTCAACGTCTACCCACTGACCTAGATAGAGACGCTCGCGCTCGATTCCTGTAAGCTCGTCTAAGAGTTGTTTGTAGTCGTCTGTTAAGTATGGGTTGTCTAAAGGCGTCCAGTGACGCCTCGCCATTTTTTTAATTCGACGAATGGGAAGCGCATTTCCGGTTTTAGGGTTTTGTCTTAAAACAAAGTATTTATAAATCCAATGGAATCGGTTTCGTGGATTACAATCCACGATCATTTTATTCGTTAAACCGGGTCTTACGAAAGACAGACGAGTTTTGATTTTTTGAAACGTCGCGTAACTGATCTGAGTCGCTTCGCTGACAAAAATCGTGTTAAATTCTGTCCCCATGATTTTCTCAACACGATCTGAGTCGTCGAGTCCCGCTCCGTAAATTTCCGCATCATTCGAGAACGTTACGACTAAATCGGATTCATTGATTTCAAAGTCTCTTCCTTTAACAAATCCCATTTCCCTGAGACACGGAAGTAGAGTCTGTTTCCAGACCGACATTCTTAAATGATTGAGTCGATAACGGGCGATTAAATGACGAGATTCTTTTGAGATCCAAGCGCGCGATATAATCGCTTTGATTACCAGATGCGTTTTTCCGGATCGTGCGCCGCCATCGTAACAAATTTCTTGAATATGGTGTCTCGACCAATCTTCTAAGATAGCAAGAGACTGCTTTTCGGAAAATACTTTCGAATGTGCAACTAATTCGAGGTTACCGTTTGTTAGATTGATCCTTTGAAGAGGTTTCTTCGACACTCATCACACGCCCGCCGATCAGTTTTTCAATCACTCCGGGATGCTCGCCTACTCCCTGAATAATCTGAATATTGACCTGGCTTTTTTCCTCACCTGTAGGTGAGTCTTGGCGGATAGTATCTACCAGACCGAGTGATCGGAGAAGTTCCCGTGTGATGAGATTACGGGATTTTAAAAGAAGTGAGATTTCAACGTTTGAGGTTGTGGAATCGAATAGTTTTTTCCGCAAGAGATCAAGGTATTCGGTCGCTTCCCGGTTCAACCTCGCAAGGGCCGCGACCTTATCCGTCACGATTTGAACCGCGAATTCTTCCCTCACTTTTCCTACAATTTCCTCACGGACCTTTGTCCATCCCCTTCGCTGCACCAGATTGTCCAAAGTCTTATATGTGATTTTGAATTTTTTACAAATCTCTTCCCGTTTTTGACCTCGGACATACTCGCACCGAATGAGTTCGATTCGTTCCTCGGAATGTGCATTCGTCGGAACATTCTTTTTCGAAAACTTTTTTACCGGCCTTTTAGAAATGGATTTCTTTTTCGGTGCGTTGTTGTTACCCACGGATTTAATTTAATATCTTGGAATGTATTGTTATACGATTCACAATCTTGTTTCTATGAAAAGGTTTCCTATCAATTCTTCAAGGTTGCTTTTTGCCTCTTCAAACGACCGCTCATCCAAATCAATTCCAAGAAAGTTTCTTCCATTTTTGACCGCGGCCTTTCCGACGGTCCCCTCTCCTACAAACGGATCTAATACGAGTGCACCTTTGGGACTTCCTGCCAGGATACAAATTTCAAATAGTTCTTCGGGTCCAATTGCAGTGTGTCTATTCCGTGAGTTTGGCGTCGCTATCTGCCAAACCGAACGTCTGCGTGCAGAAAAGTCTTGGTTTTTGATTTTATTTTTGATAATCCGGTTTTTAACGTCCTTCGGATCTTCCGCGTTTGTGAGAGAATAATTTTTTTGTCCGCTTGACTTACAGAGTGAATGTTCGGTCGCTCCCGTAACTTTAATCAAAGACTCAGAATTCTTATTTTCGTAATGAATTCCGTTTATGGGAACGACGACCGACTTCGAATCAAAGAAGTATCTCTTTATATCGACAACGAAAAACAAAACATACTCATGCGAATACGTGAACCGTCTTGTCACCGATTCCGGTTTACAAGAACCTCGATTTCCGTTTTGCGTCGTGATGGATTTCGCCCATACGATTTCTTGAATGAAATTGTATCCGATTTTTTTCATCATTCTTACAAATCCCGCCGGAATCCCGAGCGCTTGGCCGTTTCGAAATGTATCCCCTAAGTTGATAAAAAGAGTTGCAGTATCTTTTAATAGCGGCCTTGCTTCTAAAAACACCTGCTCTTGATTATGAAGGTATTCTATTGTACTTTTCTCTCTTCCCAATTCAAAACACACATTAGAATCATTTGAATTTAGATACCTTCTTTTTTTATAATATGGAGGCGAGGTCACTATCGAGTCAATTTGACCGTAGTATCGTTCGTTTTCTTTAAGCTCACGTATTTTCTTGACCGCATCTCCTTGAAATACTTCAAAATTCATGCGATCCTTTCCTGACAAAAAATAGCGATCGAATCAAAAAGTTCATTCGAACACTGCCATTTACCGGTTTCAAGTTCGGCGAAGTACGACTGAGAATATCCAAGCGCTTGAGAAAGTTGAAACTGAGTAAGACAGGCGTCTGTTCGTAACTGCTTGATCCGTTTGGCTATTTCTAAGTTTTCGTTTTTGAAATTTTTGTTAAAATATTCGGACTTTGCCGCTTCAATACATTCCCTCACGATTGTTTTAAACTTTCCCTTCCATTCGTAATTTAAATTACGGCCTGAGATTTTAAGTATGAAATTGTCGTCCGCAAGACCGCAAAGGTTTACTCTCAAGCCCTTGATTTTTTTCTTTGCCCAAAGTTCAATCAAAGACTGTATTGTTTCTTCTTTTGTAGATCCGTTTCGAATTTTTTTCAGATCGGATTTGAGTGTTGCGACTGTTATTCCTGTTTTTGAGGAAATTTCTTTTAACTTCGTTATGGTTATCTTCTCGCAGATCAAAAATTCAGGACAATATTCTTTATATATCCTCATCCTAGTTTTGTGACCTAATTGTTTTTTTATCGTATTTCTTCTGATCAAGTAACTCAATTCGTCTTCCGGATCAACTTTGTATCCGGGAATTTCAGTCCATTTAAGTAGTTTTACCGCCTCGATCCTATGTTCTCCCGAAAGACAAAGATAGTTGTCGTTTTTTGTATCGTATTTTACCGATATCGGTTCGTGCAGTCCCTCCTTTTGTATATTATTTGCTAATTCTCTAATATATTCGGGGTTTCTTCTTTGGAATAACTCTTCGTTTTTTTCGTGATACCTGATTTTATGAATCGGTATCTGTTCTATTTTTAAATTGTTTTTAATTGCGTCTATGATTGGAAGTTCTTGCATACTCCCTTGTTATTTTTTTGTTCTTAAAAGAGTCCTTTCGTTTTTTTACTTTTCTTAAAAAAAGTTAAGGACTGTCCGTTTATTACTCATCCCTTTAAAAAAACGTTTTATTATTCTTTGGAATATTGTGTTAACTAAAAAGACTCAGAAGTATTTACATACGTGCGTTTTTAAATTATACGCAAGGGAATGTTTTTCTCCCTTAGGTGAGTTTTGACGGTTAATTTTCCATCTCCTTCTTTTTAAGCCGCCTCTCCGTTTTTCCATACTTTTGTTTTTACCGGTCTGTAGTTTGTCTTTTTTGAATATACGTATTTCTGTACGGAATACTCAACTCCTAGGACTGCGTTTTTTTGTAACTCCATCGCTTTCTCGATTGCCCTTGTCAATCCGTCAATTCCGGTAAAACATTCATGGCCCGCCGATCCCCAGATTCTACTAGAATTATTTTGAGGAGCTATGTGTTTGTAGATATGGTACTCTACCCTATCTTCCATTTTCTACTTCGCTGTTTTGGTATTGGATCGTTCTTAGTCTATCCAGTATTCGAATCGCGTCATACCGATTCATATACATGAGTTCTCCGTCCTTATCTCTCACAAAAAAAGTATCCGATTCCTTTAGCGGTTCTTGTTCTTTTTTGTACACGACTGGCTCCATTACATTTTGGTTGGTTGAATTAAAAAAGCTCATGCGGCGCATCCTTTTGAATTTTCTTTCCTATTTTCAATTGTTGACTTTTTCACCTCTGAGTTTCTTACAAGGCCCGGATACACTTCGTTTATGAATTTTTCAAAGAGCATCTTTTTAGTTCCTTCGTATTTTAGAGGATCTGAGTTTTGTTCGTAGTATTCTAATTGCGATTTAAACAACTTAGTCTTACCCCACACTAAAAAACATTTATAGGGATCTACGTCCTTGATTTCTATCGGTTTGTCTGGCATTGGTTTTCTCTCGTTTCGTATCGATTGGTTCTGTTGTTCATTTCGCTTTATATTCTTTTCAGTATGTTTTTCTTTTCTTTCAAATAACCTGGACCAATACTTAGAAATAGATTCAGGGCTTAGAGACTGCTCATACCAAAACGTGGAATCTTGTTTTCTCAGTTGCTTGAGTACTCGTATCTTACTTTCGATAAGGGCCCAGTTCCCTTTCGAAGTCTCAAAGAGAGTGTTTAATGCTTTAATTTCCGAGCCTGGTCTTCCCATCTCGCTTCCGTGTTCTTTTAGGTAATATGTTTGGAAGCTCAAAAGCCAAGAGTCAGGAAAAAGGTAACGACTGGATTTTCCAAGTGCGGTTTTTCCGTTTGTGGGAACTCCAGGACCGGATTTTCCGCTTCCGGTGTTTTTATTTCT